ACAGAATCCTAAAAGAATTGTAATATATTCTAAACCAAAGACAGGTAAAACAACAGCTTATGCTGGTCTTGAGAACAATCTAATTTTAGACTTAGAAAATGGCACTGATTTTATTGATGCCTTAAAAGTTAAGATTGGTGGTCTACAAGAACTACTTGATGCAGGTAAAGCAATCAAAGCTGCAGGTTGTCCTTATGATTTTATTACTATTGATACAGTTACTGCTTTAGAAGAAATGATTATGCCACTGGCAATCAAACTTTACAAAGCAACATCAATGGGTAAGAATTATGATGGAGACAATCTAACTACTTTACCTAATGGTGCAGGATATTTATATATTCGTCAAGCATTCTTTCAAGTTTTAGATTTTATTGATACTTTAGCACCCACAATTATTTTATCTGGTCATATTAAAGACAAAGTGGTAGATGATAAAGGTGAGATGGTAATGTCTGCTAATATAGATTTGACAGGTAAAATTAAGTCTTTGATTTGTGCACAAGCTGATGCAATTGGTTATATGTATAGAAAAGGTAACAAAACAATTTTGTCTTTTAAGACAAATGAAGAAGTTACATGTGGTGCTCGTCCTGAGCACTTAAGAAATGAAGAAGTAGTAATTTCTGAAATGATTGATGGTGTTTTAACAACATCATGGGAAAAAGTTTTTGTTTAATAATTAAAAAGTAAAGTAAAATGGCTTTAAGTACAGAAGATCTAGGTACCGGTGGAACCGGAATGCCAAAAACAATTAGTCCAGGTAACAAAGTGATGAAAATCAACAACATTGAATTAGAAGAATTCAAGTTTATTCCTGGAGCATTCCATCTGATTATGCATGTTGAAACAGAACCAATTGAAGGGTTTGAAGGATTTGCTTTAGATAAAGAAAATCCAGAAAAAGGTCACTTCAAAGGTCAAATTGGTAGAGTAAAAGCATCTCAGTATGCTTATGCAGATGGAGAAACAAAAACTGGAATTAAGATTCAGAGAGATAGATCTATTTTGATTTTCTTACAGAATCTTTGTAAAACAATGGGTATTAATGAATGGATGTCATCACAACATAACAAACATGATACTATTGAAACTTTTGTTGAAGAGTTTAATAAAACTGCACCTGTTAAAGATATATTTCTTGAATTTTGTGTAGCTGGTAAAGAGTATGTTGGTAAAACAGGATACACTAACTATGATATGTGGTTGCCAAAAGCAGAAAGTGGTAAGTATGCCTTTGGTGAAGTTGAAGGAGGTAAAGTTATTGCTTACAATGAAACCAAACATTTGAAAAAGCTTGAGACTAAAGAAGTTTCAAACTTTGGTGATGATGATGACAATGGTTTTTCAGGACCAAGTAAACCTTCTACAGATTTCTCTTTAGATTAAATAAAATTTAAGGGGGAGTCATAGTGGTTCCCCCTAATTTTAAAACTAAAGATTATGATTTCTACAAATGCAATAATTTCTGATTTAAATGATGTCCCTAGAGAATGGGTATTTGAGCACTATCTAAAACTTACTGAAAGGTTATGTGGTCAAAGTCTAAAACTTAAATCTGTATTTAATACAAGTGATAAAGTTCCTTCTATGTGTGTCTATACAGATAGTAAGGGTTACTACAAGTTTAAAGATTTCTCTTCTGGTTATGGAGGAGATGGTTTAAATCTTGTGATGTACCTATACAATCTTGATGGTAGAGGTAAAGCTTCATTTAGAATAATGGATGATTACAATATCTATGTTTCTAATAATACATATGTTCCACTTGAATACAAAGCTCATAGTAAATATGTTGTTTCCGATTTTGAGATCAGACATTGGAATACATTAGATCAAGCTTATTGGAAGAACTTTAAATTATCTTCATTTCTTTTAGAAAAACACAATGTTCAACCACTATCTTTTTATACAATGATAAAAGAAGATGAGGGTAGGTTATTAGATTCTGTTACAATTAAAGGTAACTTTATTTATGGTTTTTTCAGAGAAGATGGTACAATGTATAAAATATATACTCCAAAAAACAAAGATAACAAGTTCATTAAAATAAGAGATTACATACAAGGTAATGATCAACTTGAGTTTAAATCAAAATATCTTATAATTACATCGTCCTTAAAAGATTTGATGTGTTTTAAGAAACTAGGAATCACTGGTATTGAAGCAATTGCTCCAGACAGTGAGAATAGTATTATTCCTGAAAATTTTATAAAACCACTCCTAGAAAAGTATCAAAAGATAATTGTATTATTTGATAATGATGAACCAGGTATAAAGTCTGCTCAAAAGTATCAAGAGAAGTATGGTTTTGATTATGTCAATCTTGACATGTCTAAAGATTTGTCAGATTCAGTAAGAGATCATGGTGTTGAAGCTGTGAGAGATAAATTATTTCTATTATTAAAACAAGCATTATGAGTTGGAGTTATCAAGGAAAAGAGTTTGATGAGTTCTCTATACCACAACATGGTATTGGATTCATTTACATTATGACTACTATTATTGATGGTAAGTTTGTTGCATACATTGGTAAGAAAAATTTCTTTACCAATAAAAAGAAACCTTTAGGTAAGAAAGCTTTAGCCTTAACTAAAGATAAAAGACTAAAAAAGTATACCAGAGAAATAAAACCTGACTTTATGAATTATTACAGTAGTAATAAAACTCTTAAAGATGCTCACAAAGCAGGTGTTATGATCAAAAGGGAAATTCTAATGATCTGTTTTACAGGTATGGAATTGACTTATCAAGAAGTAAAGCATCAATTTAAATATGAAGTGCTAGAAAAAGAAGAATTCCTTAATGGAAATATATTAGGTAGGTTTTACAAAACAAAATAATTATGACTGAATTAGAAATGACAAGCCTCTTATTTAAGTTGGCTGACCTTGGTGTTACTGGAATTAAAGTAAAATATGATGGTGGAGGAGACTCCGGTGCCATAGAATGGATTGGATATACAAAAGAAAAATGTGATACTCCACAAGATGTAAATGATAATATTGATGATTGGGAAAATGATTCAAATTTAGCTGACTTAGATTCAAGTGTTTATTCTCTAATTGAAGATTTTGCACAAGAAAAAATTCTGAATGATATAGAAGATTGGTGGAATAATGAAGGTGGTTTTGGAGAATTATGTATATGTATTCCTTCAGGAAAATATATTATAAATAGTAATGTAAGAATTATTGATTATGAAGAATATTTTCATGAAGGTAGTTTAATTGATAAATCATTAGAATAATGGCACATCCTTGGCAACACGCAAAATTTTAAATTATGAACAAAGAATTTGTACCTTACGAACAAGCAGTAGCTTTAAAAGAATTAGGATTTAATGAACCTTGTATAGCAATATATAGTAATGCAAATACTAAAACAGGATTGTATACTTTAAAGAAATACAGATTAAAGCTAATAAAACAAGCTTCTCAAAAAAATAAAGGTGTGAAAGCACCACTTTACCAACAAGCATTTAGATGGTTTAGAGATGAACATGGAATGTCTGGTTCTATACAAATAGAACATGATGCTTATCAGTGGAGTATATTTGAAGAAGGTGAAACAAGTGGTTTAGCTTCAGATAATTGGGACGGAACTGATTATGAAGAAGCGGAACTAGCTTGTCTTGAGAAGTTAATTGAAATGGCACATCCAAATAAATAAATATATTTTGTATATTTGTTTAAACTTAAAAGGATGAGCCATGAAATATGTATTACAACAAGGAGAAATAATTAAAAATAAGTTTGACATTGAAACAAAACTACAGTATTTAAGTGAAGCTGGTTACAAGGGAAAGGGTATGAGATATATTAATGTCTTATGTACTTCTTGTAAAACTGAACACATAAAACAATTTGCTTCAATAAGAGCTGGTTATATCACATCTTGTGGAAATAAGTCTTGTAAAGTGTCTATGAGCCCCTTACATAAAGTTATGTATAAAAAAGGAGATGCTGTGAGTTCTAATCTAATTTATCTTGAAGAAGATGCTGAAAGAACAACAAGTAATCATAGGTATTTTAAAGTACAATGTACTTGTGGAGAAATATTTAGTACAAGAGTTGATAGAAAAAAAGGCTGTTGTACAAAATGCAGTTTTAAAGAAAAAAGAGAAACATTAACTGATTCAAATAAGAAAGCTTTAATTAATTCATTGTTTCAATCTTATAAAAAGAATGCTGAATTAAGAGGTTATAGTTTTAAACTTACTGATGATGTTTTTGAGAGTTATTTATTTTCCTCTTGTTATTACTGTGGGATTTTACCAATAAATAAAATTCAAAAAGGTAACAAGTCTATTTACTATAATGGTATTGACAGAAAAGACAATACTCTTGGTTATGAAGGTAATAACTGTGTTACCTGTTGTGGAAAGTGTAATATGATGAAGAATAAATATTCTCATGATGACTTTTTATTACATATTAAATCTATTATTAACAATTTAAATTTATAATTTATGCACCCTATATTACATGCAAAATCAGCCGCGAAGCGGTTTGGTGGAAAATGGGAAGATTATATAGCTATTGAGGAGTGGTTTGATGAAACTAAAGCATGGATTGGACACAGTAAACATAGAATGTTCCGTCACCACAGTGAGGGAATATTTGAATGTGAGAAAAGATTTGGTATGACTATTACTAATTGTGATGGTAAAGATGTTTATGTCAGATATATTGGAGAACAACATGTAAAAGAGGATTGTAATAATTACATTCCTACAGCAAAAGAATGGGTTGATAATATAAATACACCCACAGAATGGATGATTAAAACACTAAAAATAGAAGACTAATGAAACAAATAACATTAAAAATTAATTTATTGGAATGGAAATTAATTCCAAAAAAATCAAAAGGAATGCATGCTAGTTATGTATGGTTATTTTTAGAAATAAAAATTGATTATAAACCTTAAAAAAGAAGACTAATGGAAGATATAACTGATGATATTTTAAGAGAAATGGCTGAAAATTATATGATAGAAGAAAGCTATGGTGATCCTCAACCTGATTTATATGTAGGTTTTTTAGCTGGTTTTAAAGCAGCAATTAAATTAATAACTAATAAAATTGAAGACTAATGGAAGAAGTAAATAACATATTTACAGTAGATACTGTAATAACAGAAGGTACTTATATAAAAGTAACTGGAGAATATCAACTAAGTATGATACCTGGAGCTTTACCATTTGAAAGAGGTGATATACTCACTGAAGATAAATATCATGGTCATCAGATATATGTTGCTTTTGCAACTAAAGATGAAAATGAAAAAGATGGTTTAACACTAGATACTAAAAGTATACATCCTAGTATTAAAAAATCTTTAGATAAAATTATTCCTGGATTGCATTTATTTAAAATAGAAGACTGATGGAAAATATAATTAATTATTGGGGACTAGCAGATGAATATGCTACCTCAAAACATAAAATGGAAAAAGGTGA